CTTTCTTTATTTTGTTTTTAACTCCGTTCAACATATACTTGCCTACAACATATCTTGCCAACCTCATAACAATTAAGATTGGCGATGATAGAACATCAAATAGTATCAAAAACAGGTCAACAGTAGCATCTATAATATTATCTGCGTTAAACCATTTACGTAGTTTTTTACGCATCAGACACTACTCAGCATCAAACATACTCATTAGTTCTGGACCAAACACACTGGCGGCCCATCCTAAAGCACAAATAGTCACAACTCCTAGTACTAACCATTTCATTTTAAAATCATCTACTGTCATCTTCAGTGCTATAAGTTCATTACCTAGCACTCGTACAGCCACTTCTAGCTTACCTTGATCATCTGGTCTATCTGGCATTAACCTCTCCCTTGTGCTACATATGGTTTGTAACTTCTTCGCTTATGCTTGTTCATAGAACTTGTCTTTATCATAGAACGTCTTCCGCCTATGCTTGTTTTCTTTCTGACAGGTTCGTGAATTGCTGTTGATCCGAACTTTACCTTTGCCATTTCGCTCTCCTATTATATACGTATATTTATCGTAATATACTAAATACAGCCAAAAGGAAATTTATGTCAAAGAATAGAATATTTAAATTCACAGATGGTGACGAAATAAAAGAAGTCACAGCACTTGGTTGGAGAAGAGCAGTAAAGAGCTTTCAGAGTAGTGCCAAAGCCACTGAAACTGTAGTAAGTTGGATAGGTAAGAAGGGCAAGGAAATGACCAAATCTATCAGATTGCCATTAGGACGTAAGAAAAAGTTAGGAAGATAATGAGCTTGGGACTAAGAAAGTTTATTGTAAGGTTAAGAATGTGGTATGCTGATGTCCGTGGTCATCACGGTAAACGTTGGAATTACGAGCCTTCTGAACATTACATGGGTATGGGTAAGAAAAGATCAAGATAGTCTATTGCGGACTGTTTCGATGAACAGATGAACATGTTCTTCTGGAGTAGTCTTATCTATGCCATGTCCCAATCCACAAACCCAGCCAGTAGTATCGTGTCTTCTAATGTCATCGCAATATCTTTCAATTTCATACATAAACTTGTGTTTAGATAAAAGCATTTTTTGTTCGTCAAAGTTTCCTTGAACAAATCCTTTATCAAAACTTTGCAATGCATCTGAGATTTCTAGTTTGCTGTCAATACCTATGCCACCCCAGTCTCCTTCAACAACTTTGTTAATGCATTTTCTGGGAAGGTTTTTGCTATAATAAGCAGTATGTGGCATAGCCATATCCATTAACAAAGGAGAATATTGTGTGTTGAAAAACTTCGTTGACATGTTTTGCAATCCGCTATCAAAAATCATTACCTTCTCTGCCCCTGCATTTATTTGCATTTCTACGTTTTTAATTAGTAGTGGAATCAAAGTTTCTTTCATGTATTTTAATTTAAATTTAATAGTTGCCTTTGGATCACAGGCATAGTTCATTAACGTCCAAGGCCCACCAACAAACCCAATAAGGCTTTTATGTTTTGGTAACATTACCCTAGTGGTAAGCAAAGCATCTCTTTGAAAGGACATGAAAGAAATGGCTTTATCTATATCATTGTGTTCGCGAACATTTTTCTCTGTAATCAGATGCCCAAACTTTGGTCCAGGACTAAATGTTAATGGCAGTCCTAATCCTTCCAAGGGCCAAAGGATGTCGGAAAACAAAATAGCAACATCATAATCAAACTCTTGTATAGGACCTAGTGCTACTTCTCCAGCCAGCTCTGGCTCTTTACATAGTTGTTCAAATGTATATTTTGTTTTTAGATCTCTGTAATGAGAATGGTATCTGCCTGCTTGGCGCATAAACCATATAGGAGGGACCGATTGGGATACACGTTTACAGGCATTGATAAATTTTTTGTTCACGATATGTAATTACCTAGTTCCCTTCCCAAACTTATATAGTCTTTTTTCTTTCCTACAAGTTCGTGTTGTTTATTAGTATTATAATTTATCGCTTTTAAAATAATACAGTCTCCAACTAGGCTTGATATAACTCCAACAGCAGTGTGGCAATCTCCACCAATTGTCTTAAGCATTTCTCTTTCAGCCATTACAGAATAGTAAGTAGGCATGTGGGATATACCTTTGATAATATTAGGATACTCCATATCTTTCCTTGTTTGAATAGCTATTGCTCCTTGACCAACACAAGGTAACATCTTATCAAAAGGGAAGATTTTTGTAATCCTATCCTGTAATCCTAATGCTTCTAATCCTGCCACAGCAAGAATTATAGCATCATATTGTTCTAAATCTAATTTTGCTATCCTTGTATCTATATTTCCCCTAATAGGTTTGATATCAAAGGTAGCATTAAAATTGTTTTTCAATTGAGCAATGCGTCTTGGTGATCCAGTTCCTACTCGTGCATTAGGAAATAGAGTACCTACGAAACAATCTCTAGGATCGTTACGTTCTAACACTGCACTTATTTCTAATCTGTCGTCCATTTCAGCAGGTAAATCCTTGAATGAATGGACAGCAATGTCTATTGTCTTCTCTAGTAAATGTTTTTCTATTTCAGAAACAAACACGCCCTTACCGCCAATTTCCTGAATTGATGTGTTTGTTTTAATATCACCTTCAGTGACTATAGGAACTATTTCTACATCAGGAAAAGGAAGTGCATCTATAACCTTTTGTGCATAAGCCATTGCAAGTTTGCTTCTTCTAACACCTAACTTCATATACACTCCATAAAGAAGCAACTTTTCTGTTGCTAGGTAAGTTGCCAACCCCGAGCGATTACGCCGCTAGGGCGAAATCCTCATTTGCAACGTAGTCTTTTGCACGACTAAAGTCAACAAAAGTTACGTTATCTAATGCATTAAAGTTTGCATTTATAAGGTTTGTTCGCGTTAACCGAGCTTACATCCGGACAACTCCACAAAATCTATTAACTGCCAGTCGATCCTAGTTCAGGCCCATCATAAACACTTGCCTACCTTATTCTCATCAACAAGTGTTTATGGTGGACCTGCGGGGTACCGCCCCCCGGTCCTGCTCAGCGTTTGAATTGCTTCAACGTTGCAGTATTATTTATAGCAAATATATTATGATTTGTCAAGAAAAGATTTGTATGCTTGTTCGAAACCTTCTTCTTTTGTATAGGCTTCTTCGTTGTGCCACAGGCGTTTGAAGTATCCATCATATGAACTTCTAATTGTTTCTTCTGAAGTGTTTAAGTGTCCCTTCACCATCCAAAAAAGTCTACATGCTTCTTTGAGAGACACCTTTGTCATTGTAGGAAAGCCAAGTACGTATAGAGTAGGTAGCAACTGTAATGTGCTATTTGATCTACTCCTTGAACAATCCAAAACTTTTTACCATTAACTTTTATTTTTTTATATCTTACATATTTTGTTTTACAATAATCAATTACAAAGTGTAAGACGTAATCTAACAATCCTATAAACATTGCATACCAAGGATTGATAAAGATTAATAATACAACGGCTGTAAGCACTCCGTGATCTAATGCATGTACATAGCCTTTTGCAGTTTTCAAATCCGCTTTGTCGCCTGTTGTAAGACGACTTTGTAACACTAGGTCAGCTAAAGCATGTTTAACTACGAGCAAAAAGAGAACGTAAGCGGTCATCACGGTTTTGCATTTCCTCTTTCTTTTTTTCTTTTTCTTGTATTTCGGGATACAATTTAGAATGTTTATGTTTGAAGGTTAAGATTCTGCTCTTTAAGTCTGCTACTTTATCTTCAGACGATAGTTGTGCAAAAACTGTATCCTTCATACATGTATTTATTTTTCTGGAGTGTGTACTATTAAGATATCGGTTGCAACTGGTTTGCCGTTATGATCGCTGAGTTCATATTCCACAATCATACCTTCTACAACTTTCTTTATACCGGCTTTACGAAATTCTGATACATGAACAAAAATATCTTTTTGTCCTTCGTCACGAGAAATAAAGCCGTAGCCTTTCACGTGGTTGTACCATTTAAGTTTTCCTTGCTGTGCCATATTTTTTTAGCCCTTCTTATATTGTAAAGGCGTGACATTGGCGCCACGCCTCAACATAATATTTATTACATATTGTTCTTTTTTTCTTGGATCTCAGCTCTGCGAGCTTTTGCCAATTTACCCATTTCGCCTAAAGCCTTTCTTGCTCTAGCCGCCGCGGCTTTAACACCTTTAGTATCAAAAGACTCAGCTTCCGCCAAGTAAGCTTCGTACTGTGCCTTAATTTGCTCATGTATATCTGACATATCTATCTCCTTTAGTTGACTACTTTGAGTCCTGTCGTTGATTCTATATATTGTTTTGCAGTGGTTTCATTTGTTTTAGCAATGAACACTACATTTCTCAAGTTAATGGTCATTTCGGTATCCATACTAACCGTTAGGGAAAATGGCACCATGCCAAGTCCTTTTTCAGTAAGTGTCAAAGCCATGGGCTTTTTAACCTTTATAGAATCTTCATCGTTAACTTTAATAACTCGTGCAACTACTTCCTCACCTGCTACGGTTTTGAAAGTGACAGTGTCGCCTTCTGTGTATGGTTTTTGTATTAACATATTAACCTACTGAATAACCTGTACCATTAAAGCCAGTGTCCTCTATATACTTGACAAGGGCTTCATAGCCTCCTATATAAGTATCACCTATAAAAATTTGAGGCGCCGTTCTTGGCTGTGGTAAACCTTTTTGCTCAAAAATTCCAAATAATTCTTGAGGTTGAATATCTGTTCCTATGTTTTTGGTTGTGTATGGAACTTTCATTTTTTCAAATTGTGCTTTTGCTTTTATACAACTAGGACAATTTGGTTTGCTGTAAATTATTACAGACTCTTCTGACATCATAATTTGAACCCTTTCAATACGTCTTCGTCTACATCTTGTTTGATTCCACCAATAATATAGCTTTCGACTTCAGTCTCTTGAGGTGCAACTTGAAGTCCTGCACTAGATAACCAGTGTTGTGTCCAAGGCAACGGATTTGTATTAAGTGGGCGATCATAAATTGGTTTGTATCCAAGAGCCTTTAATCTCTTGTTAGCAATAAACTCAACATAATGATGAAGCAGTTCTTCATTCAAACCAATAATAGCACCATCCTTAAACAAATAGTTTGCCCAGGCTTTTTCTTCATCAACACAGGTACGCCACATGTCATATACTTCTTCTTCACATTCAGTAGCAATCTTTTTCATGTCTTTATCGTCTAAACCTTTGATCCAGTTCTTAAGTACATGAGTTGATAAATTCAAATGTGTTGCTTCATCCCTTGCAACAAGCGATACAATTTTAGCTGAGCCTTCCATATTTTTGGACTCTGCAAAAGAAAATGTACATGCAAATGAAACGTAAAAACGTAGACCTTCTAATATATTTACATTCATCATTGCTAAGAACAGTTTCTTTTTGACATCGTAAAGTGTTCCTTGTTTTCTTTGGAACCAATCGTCAGCCGCCAAAGTAAATGAATCATAGTTTTTGGTAACTGACTTCGCTCTTTTCAAAATTTCTTTATCATCTAAGATTGTGTCAAAGACTTCGCTAGGATCAGGGTATACGTTTTTAATAATATGTGTGTATGAACGTGAATGAATTGTTTCAAAGAAATCCCATGTAACAATACAACCTTCAAGTTCTGGCAAAGATACATATGGTAGAAATGCTAGGCTGGGCCCACGTCCTTGTACACTGTCTAATAGAGTTTGATATTTTAGATTTGCTGTAAAGATATGTTTTTGTTCTGGTCTAAAGTTTGCAAAATCTGATCTGTCTTTTTGTAAACTTACTTCTTCAGGTCGCCAAAAGTATCCAAGCATAGTTTGATTTAGCTTGTCAAATTCAGGGAACTTGAAAACATCATATCTCTGTGTATTTTGATCCGGACCAAAGAACATTGTGCTCTTTGTGAAATCTACTTTATCTTTATTAAAAACTGTCTTTGCCATTTTATTTTCCTCTTTTATATAGCACAGGATTCACAATACTCTTCGTATTCTTCATCTGTTCCTTTGAAATCCTCTCTTTCAACAGGATTCTCTTTAATATTATCATGCCACCCCATAGAATGTTGTGGTTCCTCTACACTACCATCTGACTTGTAATCGTATGTGTTTTGATAATACGATGTTTTCCAACCATACTTGTAAGTATTAAGTAGGTCTTTAAGCATTACACTCATAGGCACTTCGTTGTTATCAAAGTGCGTAGGGTTATAACTCCAGTTACCGGAAATCGCTTGATCAAAAAACTTTTGCATCACAGCCACTATATTTATGTAACCGTCGTTGTTTGGCATGTCCCAAAGCAACGTATAATATTTTTGTAGTGATTGATATTGTGGTACAATCTGTTTTAAAGGCCCTTTCTTAGACTTTTTAACAGACAAAAATCCTCTTGGAGGTTCAATACCATTTGTTGCATTACTTACAATTGAAGAACTTTCACTTGGCATTTGTGCAGATAAAGTGCTATGCCTTAGTCCGTGAGCTTTAACTTCATCACGTAGTGCTTCCCAATCGTACTGTAACTTAATATTACAGATCTCATCAACTTCTTTTTTGTATGTGTCTATTGGCAAAATGCCATCTGCATATTTTGTTCTATAAAAGTTATCACACGCACCTTTTTCTTTTGCTAGATTTACAGAAGCTTTCAGCAAATAATATTGAAATGCTTCAGTAAGTCTATGTACCAATGTAAGTGCTTTTTTGTCACCATACTTAACTTGGTTCTTTGCAAGATAGTGTGCTAATCCAATGTAACCTACACCTAAACTTCTTCTAGCTTTAGTTGATAACTCTGCCGCTCTTACTGGATATTTCTGATAATCTATGATTTCATCTAAAGCTCTTACAGCCAAATCACAAAGTTCTTCCATGTCATCTAAGTCTTTGAGTATTCCAACATTGATTGCTGAAAGTATGCACAATGCAATCTCACCTTCTTTGTCATCAATATGTTGTAAAGGTTTAGTTGGAAGTGTTATCTCTTGACACAGATTGCTCATGTACACAGTATCTTTGAAAGAACTATGTGTATTGGCATGATCAACATTCATAATATAAATTCGTCCAGTCTCTGCACGTTCTTTGATAAGAGCAGAAAATAATTGCATTGCAGATAACGTCTTTTTCTTTATCTTAGAATCCTTTTCATATTTCTCATAAAGCTCTTTAAACTTATCTTGATCACTAAAAAATGCTTCATATAGTCCTGGCACATCTTTTGGCGAGAAAAGAGTTATTTTACCTTGTGATAATAATCTTTCGTACATAGTTTTATTGAGCTGAATAGAATAATCTAGCTTACGTACACGGTTGTCTTCAGTACCTTTGTTATTTTTCAACACTAGGATATCTTCAATCTCTTGATGCCAAAATGGAAAATGAACAGTAGCTGAACCACCACGTACACCATTTTGTGTGCAACATCTTACGGTTGCTTCGAACTTTTTAAGGAACGGAATGACTCCTGTGTGTGCTACTTCTCCACCTCTGATCTTTGAGTTGATGCCTCTGATACGTCCTGAGTTGATTCCAATGCCTGCTCTCTGTGCCGTGTATCTACCAATCGACATATCACTTGCGAAGATACTATCAAGGGTATCGTCACTGTCAACAAGGACACACGAAGCAAACTGTCTAATAGGTGTTCTGACA